CGTCCGTTTGACTGGAGCAGTCTTAAACGTAAAGCCGAATTTCACGGATACCATTTCATTGCTGTTTGCGGAAACATCAAAATTTGATATCAGAATCCAACCTTCGTATGACCATGTTCCAGCAGCCACAACTAAATACATTTTCGTCCCTGCCCTCACGGATACAGGATCGGTCGTGTGCGTGCCATCGCTGGCCATGACGAAACCCTCCACCGCACCGGTGATCGTGGCCGGGCTTGCATAGCTATCGGTCCAGCCGTTGTAGGCTGTAGTTCCAACATTGGTGATTGAAGCCGATTCCGTGGTTGTGATTGATCCATGTTCAACAATCAGCGGCGAAGCGTCGGTGGGACCGGTGCCGACAGCACACCAGGAATAGTTCACCCGCGTGCCGGTGCTGGTCCGGTAACCACGACCTGTGAACGGTCGGTTGATATAAGCCATTTCCCCGACTCCTTATGCTGATATCACCACGGGTGGTGTGGGTGCGGTGCTGGCAATTCCGTAGTGAAACAGGACTGTCTTGTAGTCTTGGTACTGATAAGACCTGTCAGCCCATCCATTGGTAGAACCCGTTGTGGCCACGCCGTTGACGATCACAGGTGCCCGAGTGGACCATGCCAGCATCTCGGATGTAGCGCCCGGGTATTTCGCTCGGATTGACTGAGTTGGTCGCACATCCACAGGCGCATCAATCAAGTTCCAGTCCTGCGGTTTTGATTCAAAGTTGTGGGTGATTTTGTAGCCTGGATAGCCGAGAGGACTCATGCTGTATTCGATATCACTTCCTAAATACAACAGTGTTCCAGCGGCCCAAATGGAAATATCTTTCCGATTCAAACTGCCCCTCATTTTGGTCATGTCTGACAGACTTATCAAGGTTGCATCCACCCACGGATATTCGATTCGAATCACATCTTTTGATTCGACCCGTGGCATCGGCTTATTGAGTGGCGCAAAGGTGCCGCTCCCAAATGACGCACCTGCACCACCAGCAAGCCCATCGTTCGTGTATTTTGCGGCCACGGTGTTGGATTCACCGAACTCCACAAACTCACCTGAGCCTTGCATGGTGACCCAGCAACAATTCAGGCCCAAAGTGTTCTCTGGTTCCTGCATCCACTCAATGGATATCTCCGCAAGGTCGGCATTCTGGAGGGTGTTTAATCCGCTGTTCGAATCGACCGAAGTGCCATCTCCGTTTAGTGCATTCGGTGCGTAAGTGTCGAGCGGTTTAAAGGACATCTTTTGAGCAGTCAGAGCCGATAAAAGGCCCTGCTGGATTTTCGACTTGTAGGTATAACTTGCCGACGGCCCGCCGGTCTTGCGTGCAAGGAACCTGTCTTTGGAGTCGATCAGGGTTAATGCAAGTTGCAAGTTTGCTGCCGTGTAAGGTGCAATCCATCGGCCAGAGTAGGTCACGGAATTAGCCTCAGCGGTGTAGCCGAAACCGTCAGTCACGGGTGTCCATCCGGGGAAAAGCATGTGTTAATCTCCTGTCAATCCGGCTTACGCTCCCGACGGCGCAAAGCCTAGGTTGGCTACCAGTTCTCTCGGGGAAGAATAACCGCCCATCCCATTGCTAGGTCCGGCCTTCTTGGTTGTCACGTTCGCAGCACCTGGGGCACCGCCGCCGGGTCTCGTGTTTCCCTCGATCTTCTCCATCACAGCCAGTTGTTTTTCTGCCTTCGTTGCATTATTGAGCAGGGCCGAAAACGAGGTCCTTTGTGGACTTGGAGTACTTGCGGTTGGCATATCCTTGCCAGTCATTTCGCCGATTGCACCTTGACCCTTTGGCGATGTGAGTTGCAATGCGGCTGCCATGGCTGCTTTATCCGCATCGCTTTTTGCCCGTGCGGATGCGATATTTTCGCCCGCCTTTTGATCCATTGCTTCTCGCTGTTTGCCAAGTGATTCCACAATTGCTGTCATACCTTCGCCCAGGCTGATGCCCATCTGCTTGGCGATCCAGCGGAACGGTTGGATCAACAGGTCGATTCCTTGGGCGAGCCTGTAGGCAAGCTCCAAACCCATTCGACCAAAGACACCTGAGAACCCGCCGAATCCGACAAGCATGTCTCCGATGAAACCGCCCACCACACTGACCACACTGAGAAAGAACTTCGCAACACTCATAAGCCCGTTCGCCAGCCCAACAACTGCGATGGCGATTCCGGCTGACATCTCGATCAGCGTGTTTCGCATCTGATCAATGATGGCTGTAAATCCCTCTGTATTCATGGCCCCCAAAGCTGTCAGCACAACCGATTTCATGTAAGCAAGTGCCTGAGTCACAGGCTGAATGGCCTGGCCGAACTTCGTCATCATCGTTTCGATGGAGTTTGAGTTGGTCCGCTGCATGTTGGAAGTCGAAAGCCGAGTGTTTGCAAAGTCGCCTTTAGCGCGTTCCGTCTGCTGCATGATACCTTGGGCGATAGCCTCACCCATCGGCAGTCCTGATTTCTTCAGGCTGTCAGCGTCGAGAAACACCTTGTACTTCCGCATAATCTGGAATTCACCAGCGAAAGCTGATTGCAGATCCTCACGAATCTTGGCGGGGTCGATATTATCCTGAGATGCGATATCGCCCACTCTGGCTTCAAGCTGCTTGGCAATGTCGATGGCTTTTCCGGTCTCAGTGCCAAGACCTTTCATGGCCATGGCTGATCCTGTGATCGACTCCAGAATATCTTTCATTTGGCCTTGCCCGCTGTTTTGCAGCTCGCTTGCAAACTTGACAGCATCGGCTGTGGCATCGCCCATCAAGACACCCGTTTTGCTCAGTGTCTCGTTAAGATCCGCACCTCTTCTGGAGGATTCGGCAATTGTGGACCCAAGCCCCTGCACAGCCGCACCGGCAGCATTGATTGCCATCATTGCGACAGCAGCGCCACCGCCCATGATCGCACCGGCCAGCAGCCCCTTGCCTCCGCTGGAGACAGCCCCGCCCATGCCTTTCAGCATGGACTTGGCTTTATCTAGACTTCGGGCCAGCGGCACAGTGTCGGCACCGATATTGACAAACAGGTTTCCAACGGTCGCCATCAGTGCACCTCTTCCCAGTTGTCAGGCACTACCGACATGATTTCGTCCAGCGTTTCGCGGCTCAACTGGCCTGTCAGGTCAGGCTTCTCCACCATCAACACCATGATTTGCCAAGGCGTCAGTTCAAGAACGTCCTGATACCTCATGTGACCCTCTAACACCAATCGCCTCATCAGATCGTGCCAGTTGACGCCTGTGAGGTGCTGTCTTTTGGGTCGTCTGTGCCTCTGCCCGTAATTGCAAACATGAGCAGTTTGATGAGTGCTGTCTGGTACGGGATTGCATCTACCAAACCCTTGACCTCATCCTGAGTCACAGGCTGATTTCGCTTCAGGCCGTGGAAAAGTATGGCCTGCTGAACTTCTCTGGAGGAGAACAGGTAGGCTTGCCCGTCTTCTGACTCAGGCAGTGGAGGCCAGTAGGCGTATTGCCGTTTTGCTTCTTTCCAGATCTCTTTAGCCGTGGCCGGTGGTAGATCCCGACAGGCTTCCTTGGCGTCTGTCAGTGGATTCGGAACGATTCCCCGTAAGACGTTGCCGATTTCCGCCCTGTCGCCTGCGGTCAGCTCAGAAATAGTCCAATCCCGGCCCAAGAGCCGGAACTGGAATTTGCGAGCGATCAGGTCGTCAATGTCAAAGACCATATAAAATCTCTCTCAGGTGTTAAACGCAGTTTACGATGCCGACAACGCGGGTGCGTGGATCGCCGTTGTTTTTCAGCGAAAGATCCAGCGTGACAAAGTCGGCAGCGTCCAAAGATGTTTTGAGCGATTCAAGAATGAATTCGCCCTCGTAATTCAGAGATCCTGCGACCAGGTTCGCGTTCAGATAGTCGCCACTCTTGAACGGAAGAACCGTTCCGTTTGCATTGCCTGTGCCTGTCACCGACGAGACGAAAGCATTAACTTCAATGCTCACATCCAGCGAACCGGCAGCACGGATCTTGCCAACACAGTTCACGTTTGCTTCAGCAACCGAGACATTGTCGTCCAGCGAACCGGACTTGGCGATCAGGTTGATGGATGCGGTGGTGTTGGCTGTGCCTGTGGTCTGATCCAGTGGAGTCAGTGTGATGGTCCCGTTTTTGAACGTGACCGGCTTGCCCTTCATGGCCATGTGTAACCTCTTTCAATTGTCGAAGATTTCGACCTTCAATGTGAACTCGAATACCCAAACGTCCAACTGACCAACCTTTGCCGGACGCGCCAAACTATCCGGTTCAATTTGAACCGAGGTAATTTTGTCGCCCGCCAGAGTGTCCATCTTTTCGATTGCCGATTCGCCAATTGACCAGGTCGATTCTGCCGATGTGGTCAAGATTGAGATTCGGTAATTGTGCGAATCCATGTAAGATCCAGCCGAAAGCGGAGTCCGCGAAAATCCGGTCGCCTCCATCACGGCCAATGGGGGAACAAGCGGATCAGGTGCGTACTCAAGCCATAAGCTGGGAAGGCCAGTTTGGGCGGCCCAGTGTGATTGGATAACCATCGGTACGTTGTAGCTCATCAGGCCACCACCGGCACAGGCGTGCGGCAGATCACCGTAAGAGCGGTGTTGTGGCCCAGTCCAGCGGCCTCAGATGATGTCGCCACCTGTCCAGTGGCCACTCGGCCTGATGCGGTGATCACCTTGACCCAGTGGCTGGCGGTCAGAGGCCACGATCCCGCCAGGTAGACTGAAAAGGTTTGGGCCTCGCCCTCGATCGGCGGCCCATCACGTTGGATGGATTTAAAATCGACTCGACATTTTGGCGTACCGATCACGGTGAGCGTTTGGACTGGCTGACCCATGGAACCTTTGGCGTTGGCTTCCAGATAGATCGTGGCACAAGAGTTTAACAGTCTTTCCGGCAATGGCATTTTGACCTTCTTTCGATTTAAATCGAGGCTTTCAAGATCGCCTGGTCGAAACGGTTCATGATGTCCGCCTGTTGTGATTCCATCGCCGGTCGCATGTATGGTCGAGGAGGCAGATTAATCATTCCCTTACCGCCAAGCTCTTGAATTCGTGCATACTTCAGCCCTTCCATGGGACCTACTTTGGCGTGCAAACCGCCTCGTGATGGCTCAACCACAATCTTTTGGAGGTTGCCACTTTGCCTGTGAGGAGGCGAGCCTGGTGCGGAAGCAGTCGTCCAACGATTCTGGGGTGGGCCATACCAGTAAATCCGGCTGGCACCTTTATGAGTCCCACCAAATCGCATTGTGGATTTGCGGCCCTTGACCGTCTTCAAGCCTTGGACCTTTTTTAATCCGCTGGAGAATGTCAGAGCATTTTTCTGAGTTGCGTTTAAGCCCTTAAAAGCCTTGCCAGTCTGCTTGTTGAGGTCTCTTGTGGCAGCGGCACCCGGCTTGTTTAGTAATTTGATGGCCGCGTTTCGTACCTTGCCAGCCGATGTGCGGATTGCTTTTGATAGTTCTTTATGGAGGCGAGCCTTGTACGCTTCTCCATCCCAGTCTAAACGGAAGTCTCGGCTGATCATCCCATCACCACCACTCTGTAAGGCTGGAGCAGTTGTGTCACAAGTGCAGGCAAGACGCTTCCAGCATTTAAGATTTGATACATTGCGGAGTAGTCACCGATGCGTTCCATCTGGATCGGTGCCGGATTCTGGCCATTGTTTTTCAGGTGTGCCGCAGTTAATGCAATCGCCAATTTGACATCGGCAGTGAGGTCAGCAGGCAGAAAAGTGCGGGCACAATATTGGTCGATCAATGACGATGCCGCCGATAGATAGGCCACAGCAGCAGATGCCGCCCATGTGCCAATCACTTCGATATATGTCGTGGCTTCAGATTGCGAGATGTAAGCGGCCATCGTTTTACCTCAAGTGAAAATGAGGCCCGGCGGGCAGGGAGAGACCCGCCGGGCTGACTACCACACCAACAGAACCAAACTCAGGAAACGGCTTCTTTGATGCTGGCAAATGCGCTGGCATCACGAACGGCACCGCCGATGCGGTACTTGTAATTCAGCCTGATCAGGTTGTCACCCTGCTTGGACATGTCGTCAATAATCACGGTAAAACCTTGGCGAACCAGCAGGTAGTATTCCTGAAAGTCGCCAATCAGGATCGAACGAGCAGCAGCCACACCAGAGGCTGGCATGTACTCCACGTAATTCACGGGAACTCCAAACATTTGATAGCTTGGGGAATTTGAAAACGTACCTTGCTGGAAGCTCGAAAGAAGAGGAATCCCTTGCGAATCCTTGACCTTATAGAGCTTGCCATGTGTGGCACGATTCATCACCCATGACAGATTGGAAGCGTAGCTTTCCTTGAACGAGAAGAACAGGTCAGCCAGGTTGTTATAAATGGTGGCGTCAGTCGAGCCGAGGCTGGCTGATGTGCCGGAAAGCTGGGTTCCGATTGAGGTGTTGGCCAGAATCGCTTCACAAGAGTCAGAAAGTGCGGTCGCCGAAAAGACTTCTTTGTCAATTCGGTTTGCGAACAATTTGCTCGACTCTTGTTGCAGGTAGCTGGACATTCCCGGCGCGTCTTGAAAGAAGTCAGCCGAAATATCCTGAACCATCGTGCCGGTTTTAGCGGTGATGGTCAACTGTGAAAACGGACCGGTGTCAATCGCCGTGGCGGTTGGTGATTCGCCCTTGGTTGGCCGGTTGTTGGTGCCGATTGTACCGACACGACCACTATCCGTGTTGGTGTCGGTATTCTTCGGAAACGTGACGCTGGATACGTTGGTCGTGATCACGCGACACAGTTGCAATGCCTTCGGAGTGACCGAGCGTTGCGTGATGAGATCGAAACGGAAGTCAGGCGCCACAGCGTTGGAACCGTTCGTGGACGATGCCAGAGTCATGGCCTTCGAGAATGGAATAAAGAATTCATTCCAGCCAAGGTTCCTGTCGCCACCTTTACCGTATCGTTCCAGCATGTCGCGATGGTTGCGGCTCTTGACCCGATCGACGTTGCCACGGGCCTCCAGAAGACCTTCAAAGGCTTTGCTGTAATCACGGGAGGAAACGGCTTCGGAGTCTGTCAGGCTGGCAAGGTCTCCACCGTCAATCACCTGACCACTGTGTCGGTCGATTGTGGCGGCTTTGTAGGTTGGCTGTGGGCGCTGTGGCTTGGCCGACAGGCTTTCGATCATGGCGTTGGCGTTTTCAACAGCCTTCACCAGATAGTATTCCTTGTCACAGGCCTCAAGCCGATCGTTGGCGGCTTGCAGGTCGGCAGACTTTTCGGCCCGAACATCGTCGGGAGCCGCAAGAATTTCGTCACGTAGTGCAATCACTGTGGAAGCGAGTGCGATACGGTCTTCGGCAATGGATGCCGCAGAGCGGATTTCATTTGCAATACTCATCTTAAGAACCTTTCGTTTACCGCTTGGCGGCGGTCAATATCGAGTCAGCCAATTCCGCCTGGCGAAACAGTTTCGCTAGGTGCTTGGCATCCACCACCGGGGTCGGTGTTTCGTCGTCGGAGTGTGCTTTGACACTGATAATCGAGGCGTCTGAGTTGGCCGGGATCGGCACCACTGAGACTTCGATAATCTCCGATACCTCTTTGATCAGGTTCGCACCCTTTTCGGCGAGCCTGATTTGAGTTGCATTTGGTTTGTATCCGTACCGGTCCCAGAGTTCTGAGACCTGCTTTTTGCTCAATCGTTCTGGCTGTCTGGCTAGAAATGAAATCGACATTTTCCGCACTGCCTTTTCGCGGAGTAAAGTGCGGATATCCTGGCCGGCCTTTGTGGCGGAAAACGTGACGTCTACTTTCAGGCCAGATCGGTCTTCAGTCGCATCGTTCAGCGTACCGATCACAGCAGAGGTCTTGTTCTCGTGGTCGGACAGGACCAAGCCACCAGAGTCCATAAAGTCCTGAATCGACTTCTGAAAAGCACCAGGCAGGATGATATCGCCTTGGCGGTCGATGTTGAGAAAGCGGGCAGCATAGCCCACAAACCCGCCTGTATCGCTTGCCTTGATGCCGGAATCGGTCGATTTAGTGATCATGTGTCAGCCTCCAATATCCGGCCCGTTTTTGTGAATGATTTCGCGTTCCCAACTGCAACCGATAGATACCCAGCCTCTTCAGCGGCTGCGTAGTCCGCGTCAGTCGGTTGCAGGTAGCCGTTATCACCCGGCTTGACCGGTGGTTTCAGATCCTTTGGCATCTCGTCTTCAAAGACTTCCAAGAGCGAGCACCGGCAACCAGGGTGAAAGGGTGGAAACTTGAGGTCTTTGTAAGTCTTGTTCTTACCGTTCGTGCCAAATGTTCCGCCCTTGGGAATGACCGGGCATAATCGAAAGATCATTTGACACATCGGGCAGGCGTCACCAGAGAGAAGCAGTTCCCAACCGGTGATAAAGTCCAGTCCCTCGGCAGCACTTGTCAGGCCGGTGTTATACGCTCGTGCCGATTCGGTTATTGCAATGCGCCGTGCTCGCCAGCGTGCATTGTCTTTAACCCAGGTGCTGATTCGATTCGTTAATTCGCCAGCCGTTTCGCCAGCCTCAATGGAGGCTGCGATATCCATCCGCATGCCTTCCAGAGTCCTGATCGTGTCGGTGGTAAACTGGTCGATCGTTTCCTGGCAGAGGTCCAGCGTGGCGTTGCGGGCAGCCTCAATCACTTCTGGAGCACGAACCAGCCATTGATCCGCATCCTGCTGGCCAAGTGAAACCAGAAAGGACCGGCCAGACTCGTCGATCCATGCCTCGATAATTGGGATAAATTCAGCGGCCATATCAATCGGAGCCGTGAACGGATCGGCTTCTTTTTTACGGTCGTAAATCGCCAGCCACGGTTTTGCCACGTTGTTGCCCAGCTCCGTGAGAATACGGCGGGCAATACGCTCCAACTCCGTGCCGCTTGGCATGGCGTCGAGCCTGCTCTTAGGTGTTTTGCGTTTCAATGGTGCGATTTATGCAAACACTGGAGGTAAATTGTTTGGGTCAGCCACAGTAGCACTGACACAGTAAGCATCCCAGCTAGTTCCGGCCACGTTTCTCTCGGTAATCCAGCAGTAGCCGTTCCAGCCCCACTGGGTTCCCCATGAGTTTTGCATCAAGATGGCCCATTTGCCATTGCCCAACTTTTTCATTCCCACACCACCTGTGACAGCGTGGTTGTGTGATCCAGCTCGATTGCCTGGGACTCCATCCTTGTCAAGCACGTTGAAGTTGGCGTTGACCGGAACACTGAAATTGAATGGCATTCGGAGCTGGGCGGCGATACATAAATCGTTGAATGTGTTGAGCCTGTATCCAATCTCAACTTTGAACCGCTTGGCGTCAGTTCTGGCCGACTGAGGAATTCTTGAAGGATTAATAACCCCATACGGAACCAGCGACTCAGTGCAAGTGCCTTTGTTTTCAAGGTAAACAAGAGCCTCTGCGATATTTGAGCCAACGTCCCAACCATTGCAAAGATCAGCATAGACGAGCCAAGGACTGAGAGCGACATAATCAGCACCAGACACGTAACGAGCGATTTCCAAGCTGGATGCCGCTGCATGGCCATTGCAAGCCCCTTTACCGTTCTGGTCTTTCACCTTGACTGGATACTTTAGGTCATCCCGTAAGTCGAATTCTTTCCATTCAGACTCTGGAATGTCTGGCAGTTGCTTTCCCGTGGCCAGCATGAGCGTGGACTCATGGTTGCCCAAGTATCTTGTTTCGCCGTCAGGAGTCACCCAGCCAAGCAAGTTGGTCACTTGATCACCTCCACCAGCTTTAGGATGTCATCCTTGGTCTTGGGACTGACAGATTTGACGATCTTTCCTGCCTGATCCTGCAAGATGACGCATGGTAAACCGATCTGTCCAACGGTGGTTTGAAACCCGAGTCGATCTATGTCCACTTCCCCTGCGATGTATGTTCTGAACTGGATTCCACGGGATTCCAGTGCCTTGCGGATCTCCGGATCTGTTCGCCATGCCTGCTGCTCCGGTTTGGACTCATCCACAACAACCGAAAACCACTTGATACCACTGACCGGCTGAGGCTTCTCATCCTCGTCTGGGACTGGTGGCGGGACTGGTCGAACACCACCCTGTTCGATGGCGATAACCGAGCCGCTGGATTTGCCCACAAAGTAGGTAAATCCAGCGTGACTAAAAACCACCCGTTCCTCGGCTGCTGGCGGAACCAGAGTCGAGGGAACAGGTTGTTGTGCCAGTAGAACTGCGATCAGAAGTCCGATCACAGGCCGACCTCCCATTGAACAGATTTGAGCTGCGACTGAATCGACTCTTCACGCTGGTTCATCGCGGCTTTGACGCTTGCCTCGTCGATGCTCACCAGCTCACCTTGAGCCAGCTTGGAGAGCAGCTCGCGGATCACCTCCACGATGATCGGCGTCAACAGGCGGATAATAATCTTTGAGATCATTTGCACGCACCGTTCACACAGATGACCGTGGTGGGGCCTTGGAAGAGCCGTGGGAGCGCCAGTCGTCGCTTTGGACGTTCAGGGGCCAGAAAGATCACAGGGGCTGTTTTTGGCGATTCTGTGACTGTCACGGTTTGGGTGGTCGTTGTGGTCACTGTCTGCTTTGGACACTGGCCGGACTGACAGGATTG